TCACCTCTCTGGCGCAGAAGGAAAGATCGATCAGCTCGTCCGCTGCGGATAATCCGAATCGCTCCACCGCTGCATTAAATTGCAGCAGTTCATATCGGGCGAAGCTCTCCAACTGCTTTCCGAGCCAATCCAGCTCATCCACGTTTGCCATCGTGCCAATTAACCGTTCCAGAGCAGGGCAGTCTGCCGTGCCAATGTCTGCAACGAAGCAGTCCTGCTCCACCACCGCGCCGCTCTGAATTCCATTCAACGCACGAATCGTTTCCTCGTATTGAGCTTCCGGAATTGGGAACTCGACTGTGACAGTTCCCAATTCTGGGATATTGTTATTTTTCAGCGATGCTTTGAACAAGAATCCGTCTCCTTCCATTGATTTCTTCCATGTCTGTCAGCACGCAGCTGCCATTTCCGTGGTCACACTGAAAACCGTGCGCCATGTAATTGCAGCGCTGACAGCGTTCATAGTCGCTGCACACCAGCGGCTCCGGTGGGTCACGCGGGCAGTCCGGCGCACACCGGCTGATGTGCAGATTCCAGTGCTTTGATTTATCTACAATGATCGTTCACCTCCAGAACGCAAAAAGCCGGGACTTCTGAAAAGAAATCCCGGCCCTCTGCGATTATTACATTGTCTGTTCCATCTCGGAACGCTGTTCCTGCTCCTGTTCCTGTTCCTGATTTCTTGGCAGAAGAATTTCAATCTGCTCCTGTATGCTGCGGAGCCGCGTTTCGTCGCCATATGTGAGCGTCGCGTCATCCGCCAATGCAAACTCGCACGCATTCCGGATCACACCCAGTTCCTTGTCCGAAAAAAGGCGCTGGGGTTCTATCAACCTGGAACGGGCGGCGAAGTCTCGTTTTGCACCCGCATAGTCCTCTATAAAGTAGTGTCCCATATGCACACCATTGCGGTCAAAATCCCATTCCCATGTTACGAAATTAGCGCCCTTTTTCCCAAGCCGCCCGGCCAGCACCGCGTCCCCGAAATCTGCGAGGATTTTGTAGCTGCCCTCCAGCCCGATTGCTTTCAGTGCGGGAGCGCGTGCAAAGATCGGCATATATTCTCTGACCTGCGAAGCGATTTGTATCACAGTCTGAAGCGACGCATCTGCGTCTACTCCCCTGACCGTCTTCGACGGGAAACAAACCACACCGTCGCCATCAACGTCACAGAGCAACTGACCGTGCCATTTGACGTTGAGTATCCCGCCTTCCGTCATCTCCGAATCCAGTCCTTTGCGCAGGAGCTGCCGCTCCACCTCTCTCAGAAATCTCTCTTTCTTTGCTGTCTGTTCTTTGCTCATATTCATACCTCCAATCCCAGCGCCCTTTTTGAGCGCAAAAAAAGCGCTGGTCATTGGTTCGTGAAAACCAACAATCCAGCGCCCATAACTTTGTGAAAGATTTTTCTTCGTTATTTCCGGAATCTTGCCGCCGCAGCCCTCTGAAAAAGGGCGCTGACAGCAAAAATCCCTTGAATATGGAAAACCAGAGGTTCAAAACCCCTGCCATCCGTGATTTCATCTATGGAGTTACCAAAGAATTTTGAGAATAAAAAATTGCCGAACACGTTGAAATGACTGGCTTTTTCGCCATTTCATCTATAGTGTTCGGCAATCATGGTGACCCGTAAGAGAGTCTTTAAGAACTTCCCGGATGTTCTCACCGATGTCAGCTTCTATCTCGCTCAGCGAATATTTTACCATGCTGTCTTTTCCGGCGTAGTAATAGTCGATGCCAATGCGATCATCCCATAGATATACCGCCCGGACGAACGTATCGATCAGCCGCTTTTGATACGTCTTGCTGTGAAGATTCCCTTCCCGAAGACTTGTCAGGAAATAAACCACACGCTCTTTTTCAAGCAGTTTGCCCTCGCTGATTGCCTTTGCATCCCGGATGGACTGCTCCAACGAAGCAATGTCCGCTTCGAGTTCCAGCAGCCGACTTTTCGTTGTGGCGGTGAAGATACCTTGCTCGATAGCTGCCATGATGTTCTTTGTTGCTTTTCGATCTTCGGCAAGCTCGGCTTCCATCGCATCAATTTCATTCTGCCCGCTTGCTTCTTTCGCCAGCTTTACGGCGGCTGTGGCAATCCATTCGATAATGTCTTCTTTGAAAACGACCTGCTGCGTCAGCGCGGCTACAGTGTATTCGATGGTATCTCTACGGACGTTTTCCTTTTTGCAGCCACTCCCAGCGTGCCGACTATTGCAGGTGTAGTAATAGTGCTTATCACCTGTTTTACTGGTGCCGGAAACTCCCACCATGAACGATTCACAGTAGCCGCATCGGAGCTTCCCAGTCAAGAGATAGTCTCCGTTTTCCCGATGCCGACCGCGCGGGTTCTTCTTTGTTTCCAGATACTTTTGCATCGCAATAAATACCTCCCGTTCCAGAATCGGCGGAACGCCGCCCTCCTTGACAACGCCGGAATGACGGTAGACGCCAATGTAGACATCGTTCGTGAGTATTCGGTGAAAGCTGCACTTGTTCCAAAGACTCCCGTGCTTCGTCCTGACACCGCACGCGTTCAGATCGTTTGCGATGTCTGCAAAAGAAACGCCCTCCAGCACCTTGTCGTAAATGCCCCGCACGATCTCAGCTTCCTTGGGTTCTATTGCATACCGCTTATCAGGCCCACTTACATATCCAAGCGGAAGCGCACCATTTACCTTGCAATTCTCCGCATTGTCCAGCATTCCCCGCTTGATGTCCTCTGCCATGTTCTCGCTGTAGAACTGGTTGACGTTCATCATCGTCCGCAGAGCAAAGCGACCTGCAGCGGTATTGCCGAACTCCTCTTTTGCATACAGGGTTTCAATGCCGTATTTGCCAAGTCGGTCTTCATACTTGAGCGCATTCAGCATATCACGCGCAATGCGGTTCGACTTGTAGGCAACAACAACGGAAAAGCTGCGCTTTTCTGCGTCACGCATAAGCCGCTGGAACTGAGGCCGCTTGTCAGTCCGCCCTGAAAGAGCCTTATCTGCATAAACGTGAACAATCTTGATCCCGTTGAGCAATGCAAAGCTCGTGCACTCCTCAACCTGCTGCTCAATGCTCTCCTCTTTCTGGTTGTGGGAGGAATACCGGGCATAGATCACGCCGATCCGCTCAAGTGGCAAGCATTCAGTTTTCTTTGATCGAGCCATATAACGCCCCCATTTTTAACGAGCTTCTCTGTTTTCAAGCTCCATCCGAAGCCGGTAGATATGCTTGCACGGCAAACGGCGGACAAAGAAATCTCTGCAGGTGCAGGAATTTACCGTGGTTTCGTAAGGCTTTTTACCTGAACCCTCAAAAATGGCAATACCCGCATCGTAGTCTATGGACGAAGGACGGCATTTTTCCTCTTTCGCTTTCTCTATGCGCTTCTTCTGGTCTGGTTGGTCATCTATAGAATTGCTTTCTTTGATTGCCCGCAAAGCCGCTTTGTCGAAAGACGGGCGTTTGATAATCTCAATTATTCCGAGTTCGACAGCAAGCCTGTACATATGCTTGCATGGGAGATGCCGGTTCTGGAAGTCATAGCAATTACATTCGGACAATGTTGTTGAGTAAAACGGTAGATCAGAGGTGCTGGAGAATGTTCCTGCTTGCGCGGATCGGTTAATCTTGAACGAAAAAGGATAAGTCATGGCTCTCCCTTGCCGCTCAATTTGCGCTTGACCTGCATGAATAGAAACATCCCAGAACAACCACTCTTTCAGGAAATGGCATCTACCATAGATTTCACCAGTCGAAATTTCACCTGCCATAAAATGCTCCTCCTTGTCGAAGTCAAAAGAATGTTATATTTTCACGAAATCTGCCATCACGCCGCCTTGTGTGTTATAATCATAAATGCGCCGGCAGCAAAAAGGAAAGGAGTACCATCATGCACTGGGAACATCAAAGCGTGGAACAACTATGCCCGAAGACATTTCTCGCAGCAGAACTCTTTTCTATGCTGACCGAGGAAGAAAGAGAGTTCATCATTTCTCTGATAAAATTCCTTTCATTGCACGAACAATAAGGTCTTTTTGATCGTTGCCCAACTGTTCGAAAAGCCGCACAAATTCCTGATCGAGCCTATCCTCATCCATGGGGATAGGCTCTTTTTCGTCTTCTGTCCACCCCATAAGGTAGTCAACTGATGTATGAAGCGCCTTTGCAATAGGAACCAGATGATTGATCGGGAGCTTTTCGATTTCGCCATTCTCATAGCGGAACATAGTAGAGCGGGAAACGCCAATTCTTTCTGCAACATCTTCCGCTCTGAGGCCGAGATCCTTTCGGCGCTGTTTGATTCGTTCTGCGGTAGTCATATTAACCCCCTCCGTGTTTATAGCCTCAGTATAACACCAATGTTGCAAATATGCAACAAAAACGTTCGCATTTTTGCAACTTTCTTATTGACAAACGCAACAAGCGGTTGTATTCTTGAAACATGAAGTCGCGTAAATGCGATTACAGAAAGGAGGTACGAGCTATGTATCATGTAGACGTCAACAAGCTGAATGGCAAAATCGCCGAACGGAATACAACGAAAGAGGCTCTTGCAGATGCGATTGGCATCAATCGGAGCACTTTTTACCGCCGTTTGAAGACTTCTACGCTTACAATTCGTGATATTCACGGGATTTGTAAGGAACTTTCGCTCACCGCCAACGAGGCAGTCGAAATTTTTTTGGCCGCATAGTCGCGTAAATGCGATTACAGAAAGGAGGGACGCAGTCGATGTCAACAGCCGAAGCCATTCATATCAACCCGGAAGAGATTCCCGCCTTTCGCCGGGAGGAGCTGGCGCGATGTGTTCTTGACCTGATGGAGCTGGCGTTTTCTGTTCCGGGCGAAGAAGAACGCTACCAGCAATGGCTCATCGGTTATCGGGAACGGAAGCGGCAACGCACGACAGAAGAAAGGAGATGACAGCAATGGCATATTACTGGACTTGCCCCGAATGCGGAAGCAACAACGATCCGGGCGAAGCCTGTGATTGCCAAACCGAAAAAACAAAGGGGGCCGCTCCGCTGGCACGGAAACGACCCCAGGCACAAAGACCTACCTCGATCATAGCAGTGAAAAATCTTATCGTCAAGGAGGAATGCAGATGCCGAACAATCTGAAAGAGCTTCGGCTAAAAACAAAAACGCCCGCAAAAGAAATGGTCGCTGTCGTGCAGACCATCTACCCCAAGTACGACATGACAAGCCAGAGCAAGTGCGAGAACAGCGACGCCTACGGCGTTTGCCTGACGCAAAAGGCGATGAAGCTACTCTATGCCAAATTTGACCCGGACGGCAGCGTTCGCAAGAACTTCCGCACCGCCGACCAGCACAGGCTCAAGGACAAGCTGCACGCCAGAATCACCGCCGACGAAGCTGCCCAGCTCAAAGCGCACCTTGCAGCCGACGGCTACGACACTGTGCAGGACTGGCTCACCGATGTTGTGCGCGGATATATCAGCAAAGGAGATCGCGAATGAAATACTACTTCACATACGGCACGGATGGACAGCCGTTCGTAGGCGGCTGGACGGAAGTTGAAGCCCCGAACGTCAACTTGGCTTGCGCGGCATTCCGGCTTGCCCACCCCGACAAGGAGCCCGGCATCCTGAATTGCAGCAGCACATACACCGAAGAAAACTTCCTGAAATCCTGCATGGCTTCCCCGGATGGAAACTTCCGAAAGTTCTGCCATGAACGTATCAGCTTCACGTTCACGGTCGAGCCATGTGACCCGGATGAGCCTGTTGATTTTGAACGCATGAAAGGAGAATCTACATGATCGTAAATGTCTACTATCGCGACGAAGAAACCGGCAGCGTCCGCGCCGGACGCCCATACAGCTACCGCTGCAGCATTCCGAACGCCTCCGTTGGAATGGAGGTTATCGCCCCCACAGCCAAACGCGAAGCACGCGCTGTGATCTGCGAGATCAACGTGCCGGAAAGCCGCATCGACGAGCGGATCTTGCCGCTCCTGAAAGAAATCACGCAGGAGGCGCCGACCGATGGAAAATAATCTGATCGTTGTTAAGCAGCTTCCGATCATCGAAGACCAGCTTCGGCAGGTCAAAGCTTCCGTCGATGCTCGCGTTGCACAGGCGCTGGCGCTGGCTTGCACCGAGGAAACCTACAAGGACGTCAAGAAAGCCCGTGCCGAACTGAACAAGGAATTTCAGGACTTGGAAGCCCGCCGCCGTGAGGTCAAGAAAGCCATCCTTGCCCCGTATGACGCATTTGAAAAGCTTTACAAGGAGTGCGCAGCCGATGCCTTTACCAAGGCAGATGCCGAGCTGAAAACGAAGATCGCAACTGTCGAGAACGGCATCAAGGGCGCGAAGCGTGACGAAATCGTCGCGTTCTACAACGAATACCGCGCCAGCTTGAATATCCCCGAAGACATCGCGCCGTTTGACCGCTGCGGCATCAATATCACGATGTCCGATTCTCTGAAAAAGCTGCAAGGACAGGCTTCCTTGTTCTTGCAGAACGTTTCAAACGATTTGCGGATGATCGAAACGCTGGAGCACAAGGATGAGGTCTTGGTCGAGTACCGCAAATCGCTTTCCGCACCGGAAGCGGCCCTGATCGTTGACCGGCGTCACAAGGAGATGGAAGAAGCCGCTCGCCGCCGCGCAGCTATGAAATCTGCGCAGGATATTCAGGAGGCCGCGCAGGCCAAAATCGAAGAAGTTCTGAACGAAGAACCGCCTGCCCCCGTTTCTGCACCCGTCGAGCAGCCCATTCCCACCGAGGTGTCTGCTGAAAAGATCTATCAGGTTTCGTTCCGCGTCCGCGGCGGCATTGACAAGCTGAAAGCACTCAAAGAATTTCTCGTAAATGGAGGTTACGACTATGAGCAGTTCTAATATTGCGCCTGCGAAGAAGCAGACGTTTTCTGTTGCCATCACAACGGAAAACTATCAGAACATGATTAGAAACACGCTGAAAGATCCGAAACGTGTAAATCGGTTCATTGCATCAATCACGTCCGCTGTTGCCGCTACTCCAGCGCTCCAAACTTGTGAACCCAGTTCCGTTCTTGCGTGTGGGCTTCTCGGTGAGGGGCTGGAACTCTCCCCGTCGCCTCAGCTTGGGTATTTCTACATAGTCCCATTCAAGCAGAAAGCAAAATACCGTGAAGGACGGTTGATTTCACCAGAATGCGTCAAGGCGCAATTTATTCTTGGGTACAAAGGCTACATTCAGCTTGCGCTCCGGAGCGGGCAGTATATCGATATTGATTGCCTTCCAATCCATAACGGCGAGTATTTGGGCAGAAACCCGTTTACTGGAAAGCCGCAGTTTAAGTTTATCGAGGATGATGACGAATGTGAAGCGCAGCCGATCATTGGATATATGGCACGCCTAGAAACCAAGTCAGGTTTTACGAAATGTATCTACTGGACGAAGGAAAAAATGCTTCGACACGCAGATACATACTCGCAAGCCTTCAGCAAAGAAGCCTTTGAAAAAATCAGAAACGGCCAAATTGCAGACAAGGACATGTGGCAGTATTCCTCGTTCTGGTACAAGAATTTCGATGAAATGGCTCAGAAAACATTAATTCGCCAGCTTATCAGTAGATGGGGCATCATGTCCACAGAAATGGAACGCGCGTTTATCAATGACAGCCATATTCCGACCGTTGATCCCAAAACAGGCGAGATTGTTGCGGACAAAAATGAGAGCGCCGATGAGGTGGAATTTATGGAAGCTCCGCGTTCTGACACGCAGATTTCTGCTTCAGCGCAGCTTCAGGAGAACGCCAGCGAGCCGGAGCAGATTGACCTCAGTTCGCTGTAATGAGCGTTCCGTTTGAAGTCCTCGCAACCGGCTCTACCGGCAACGCAGTCGTGATCGACGGGCAAATTCTGATGGACTGCGGTGTGCCATACAAGCTCGTGAAGCCGGTTGCAAAAGCTCTCAGGCTGGTTCTGCTGACACATTGGCACGGAGATCACTTCCGAAAAAGCACGCTCCACGCCCTCGCTGCGGACCGACCGGCGCTCCGTTTCGGCTGCTGCCGATGGCTGGTGCGGCCTCTGGTGGAAGCTGGCGTCAAGCCCGCAAACATCGACCTGTACGATTTTGACCACCGATATAGCTACGGTGATTTTACGGTCGAGCCTGTGCCACTGGTGCATGACGTTCCGAACTGCGGCTACAAGCTGCTGCTTCCGGCTGGAAAGGTCCTCTACGCCACTGACACAAACAACCTGAACGGGATCTCAGCGCCGAACTTCGACCTCTACCTGCTGGAAGCGAATTACGAGGACGAAGAAATCCAAGCCAGAATCAGCGAGAAAAAGGCAAACGGCGAATTCGTCTATGAGCGGCGCGTACTCGGAACACACCTTTCCAAAGCCAAGTGTGACGATTTCATTTACCAGAACATCGGACCTGCTGGCGAGTACGTTTACCTGCACGGTCACGTCGAGGAGGAACAGGCATGAACGGCTTTCTGAAAGACATCACCTATGCCCGGAGCGGCGAATATATCCTGTCGATCTACACGCGGGAAAGCTGCAAGGATATTTGGAAGAACTTCGGCGAACGCCCGATCACGTTTACCATCACGAAAAAAGCCGATCCTCGCGGGCTTCGCGCCAACAGCTACGCATGGGCGCTCATTGAGCAGCTCGCCGCCAGGCTGAAAACCGACAAGGAATCTGTCTACGAAGAAATGATTCGGCGCTACGGCGTTGGTGAAAGCTACATCGACGAAGCCGGAAACGAGTGCAAGGTGCTGTTTTCCCTGCGCGACGGCGTACCGCCCCGGCTCGTGGCTCGGCATTATGCCGAGATTGGCACTGGCTATATCGAGGGAAAGAAGTTCATCCACTACCGCGCACTCAAAGGCACCAGCGAATACACCAGCGCGGAGATGGCTGTTTTCCTCGACGGTATCATCGCCGAGTGTGAGGAACAAGGTATTCAGACCGGCCCGCCCGAAAAAACAGATCAGTACAAGGAGGCGAAGAAGCCTTGACCGTTTATTGCGATTACTGCGGCCACAAAGCCGCGCTGGTCGATGATTCCGAGATCTATGGCCGCAGCTTCGGCCACACCGCGTATCTCTGCAGAAACTGCGGTGCATACGTCGGCTGCCATGGCCGAACAGACAAGCCCCTCGGCCGTCTGGCCGATGCCACGCTCCGGAAATGGAAAATGGCAGCTCACGCCTCGTTCGACCCTCTCTGGAAAACCGGGCCGTTCCGTGGGCGGCGCAAAGCCGCCTACGGCTGGCTCGCTGGACAAATGGGACTTCCGGTCGAGAAGACGCACATCGGTATGTTTGACGTGCCTCAGTGTCAGGAAGTCATCAAGATCATTGAAAAAGGAGATTTCAAAAATGCTCAACTTTGATAAGAAAGACGCTCATGTTTATCCGTTCGACGAATCGCCCGGCGCCGGTATCATCATGGACGTCGATCTGGAACAGCTCATCCGCGAGTCCGAGCGGCTGCGGGTCTGTGAAGCAATTCTTCACAGCAAAAACCAGCGCGACGCACTCGAAGCCATTTTGGGAATGCCCCGCGCTATTGTGATTCCGAATGATGACGCGCCCGAAGCAGATGCAGTGTCTTCGCAGGAGGAGAAGACATGCTGAACCGCATTGTTCTCATGGGACGTCTGACGCGCGACCCAGAGCTTCGCCGAACGCAGAGCGGCACGGCGGTTGTCTCCTTCTCCGTCGCCTGCGACCGCGATTACGCGGCGCAGGGCGCGGAGCGGGAAACGGATTTTATCGACATTGTTGCGTGGCGCGGTACGGCTGAGTTCGTAGAGAAGTATTTCAGCAAGGGGCGCATGATCGTCGTGGGCGGTCGGCTTCAAATCCGCAACTGGCAGGACAAGGAAGGCAACAAGCGCCGCTCGGCCGAGATTCTTGCCGACAGCGTTTACTTTGGCGATTCTAAGCGCGACGGTGACGGCGGCAAACCCAAGGGCGAGCCGACCTACGACCCGACCGGCGGCTTCTCGCAGCTCGCGGACGATGACAGCGAATTGCCGTTCTAAGGAGGTCTCTCATGGCAACAGGCAAAAGATTCTACTGGATGAAGCTCAAGGAGAGCTTTATGACCTCCGACACCATTGACTACTTTATGTCACAGCCAGACGGTGCAAACTACGTTGTTCTCTATCAGATGCTTTGTCTCAAGACCATCAACACCGATGGTCGCTTATCTCGACAGATTGGTGAGGTCGTTATCAAATACGACATTCCGAAAATCCAGCGCGATCTCAAATGGTTCTCCGCGGACACAATCCGCGTGGCTCTCAATCTCTATAAATCTTTCGGTCTTGTTTATGAAGACATTGACGGTGTTCTGGTTCTTGCGGACCACAACAACCTTGTTGGGAGTGAAACAGACTGGGCCGAGAAGAAACGCCTGAATAAGGCAAAAGCTGGTCAGAATCCGGAGCTTTCCGATGGAACTGCCGGGGAAAGTGGTGGGGAAAATTTCCCCATAGAGATAGAGAATAGAGATAGAGATAAAGAGATTAGAGATAAGAGCTTAGATAAAGAGGCAGATATAGAGAATACGGAGGATTCTTGCGCAGAGCCGGAAACCGTCTCCGCGCCGTCGATCATCAGCATCATCCTCAATGACAAGACGTTCTTCAACGTGTTTCCCGAGGATTACAACCGCTGGTGTGAGCTGTACCCCGCTGTCAACGTCATGCAGGAACTCAGGAAGATGTCAAGCTGGAGCACCGACAATCCCAAGCGGCGCAAGACGAAATCGGGAATCCGCCGGTTCATCAATGCTTGGCTTTCCAAGGAGCAGGACAAAGGTGGCCTGTATCGCTATCAAGGCAACGGCTCCAGCGGCAACGTCTTTACCGACATCGCGGAGGGCATGAGAAATGGACAGGCTTGAAACGGCTGATATTCTGGCGGTTCTGAAAGCGGCCTACCCGCAGTTCTATAACGGCCTCAGCCCCAAGGAGGCAAACAAGATCGTCGATCTCTGGGCTGAGATGTTCAAGGATGAGCCCGTCATGGTCGTTGCCGTTGCAGTAAAAGCCATGATCGCCTCACGGACAAACACGTTTCCACCGAACATCGGCGAAGTCAAAGAGCAAATCACGAAGATGCGTATGCCGAAGGAAATGACCGCCGCCGAGGCGTGGACGCTGGTCTACCGGGCGATTGCAAACAGCGGCTACAACGCAAAAGAGGAATACGACCGTCTGCCGCCAACAATTCAGCGGCTTGTCGGTTCGCCGCAGCAGCTCCGGGAATGGGGCATGATGAACGCCGAAACAGTGCAAAGCGTGGTCGCTTCCAACTTTCAGCGCTCCTACACGGTGCGCATCAAGAGCGATCGGGAGTATATGGCGCTCCCGTCAGACATAAAACAGATGATCGCCGGTGTCGCGCAGCAATTTGCGCTCGGCGACGGAAATGAGAATGGAGGATGAGGATATGAAAAGATGGGCAAGGCGCAACCTGCCTACGGTTGTTCTTCTGGCGGCGCTGATCCTGCTCGCCGCGTTGGTGCTTGCGATTGCGATGCCACGCGAAACCGAAAATACGCCTGTTGTTTCCGCGGCAATTTCGCCGACGTTTGACGAAGCGGCCTATCAGAGCCGCTTGGAGGTCGAAGCCTACGCGGAGGTCGAACACGAAACCGCCGATATTCCCGATACATACGATCTGCCAGAGCCTCCCCAAGAGGCAGACAGCGAGCCTTGCGGAAAGGGCGGCTTCGTAGACGCACAGGACAAACGGGACTTGGAGCTCCTTGCCATCACCTGTTATACGGAAGCCGGCGGCGACAACTGCTGCGACCTGTGCCGCTATCGCGTATGCGACGTTCCCCTTATGCGCAGAGCTGACCCGCGCTATCCCGACACGCTCGAAGGTGTTCTGACGCAGCCGAAGCAGTACGGCACCTTTTCGGAAACTGGCGTTGTCTGGCCAGCTCGTGCATCTGAGCCCGGCGAGGCCCACGCCGTTGCGCGGGCATGGGCTGTAGCGGAAGATGTTCTTTCCGGAAATCACAGCGATCTCTGGGGCAAGGGTTACATCTTCCAGGCAGAGTTTCCGCAAGGCAACGACCCGGACAGCCGAATCTACTGCGAGCAATGCGGTATGTGGTACTGCAAAGGTTAGGAGGCAGCTATGGCAAAAGACCCGAAAAGACAGCTTCTCGGCAAAATCGCCCGCCAGAAGGGCCAGTATTTCGAGCAGCGGCTTGACGGCTCTTTCGATTACTACAGCGGCCGCGGCTATGCAGTGATCGAAAAGACGCCTGAGCCGATGAAAGTTATCAAGCCAGAGGGCAACGGTCGCTTCTTGGCCTGCTACACCAAGAAAGCGCAGGTTGACTACAAAGGCACGCTCAAGGGCGGCAGGACAATCCTGATCGAAGCCAAATTCACGTCCACGGACCGTCTGACGCAGGATCGCGTTCTGGATATTCAGGCGGCCTACATGGACAGGCACCAGCAGCTCGGCGCTCGCTGCTTCGTCGTTGCCGGTTTCTCGACCGGCGAGGTCTACAAAATCCCTTGGAGCGACTGGCAGAACATGAAAACGTTGTTCGGCCGAAAGTACGTAAAAGAAACCGATCTACAAAATTACAGAGTGAAGACAGCTTGGAATGGAACGCTGTTTTTGCTCGACTGATGACTGAAAGGAGTCACTACCATGAGTGAAATCACGTTATATGAAGCGCAAGCCAAGAAAATGCAGGGTATTTGTGACGAACACAATCTGACCTATCGCTTCCTCAAAGACCGCTACCCCATCATCTTCATCATCCGCCCGATTCAGGGCATGGACGCACAGATTTCCATGCTAGAAGCGGTTGAGGAAGCAGGCTATATCAGCCCCGAAGCCGAAATGATGTGGATCTTCAAAGACGGTGCGCTTGAAACGCGCGTCACCGGCGGCACGTTTACGATCTCAAAAACGCTCCGCACCAAGATCGAATCGATCTTGATGAAGATGATTACATACTGGCAGCAGTATTTCTTCAAGGACGTCTTGGAAAAGCACTCGCTTGCCGCTGGCATGATGCCAGTCATCAGCGAGGAAGAAGCCGCAGACGATGAATACGAGGAAGACGCGGAAGGCATCAACGAGGAAGCAGAAGCTGAAATGGATGACGTAAACGAGCTGGAGGACGCGGATGATGAACTCGGCGATACTGCCGACAATTCTGGCGCCGCCGATGATGACCTCTACGATCAGGCTGTCAGCATTGTGCGCATGGAGAACAAGGCGACTGTTTCTCTCCTCCAGCGCCGCCTGAATGTCGGCTATGCCCGCGCCGCCCGCATCATGGAGCTGCTGGAGGAAAACGGCATCGTTGGCCCGTACGCTGGCTCGAATCCGCGCGAAGTGCTCCCGGCTGATGAACCGGACGATGTGGAGGGCTCAGACGATGAATAATCAGAACCCGCCTCTGCTCAAACGGGATGATTACAAAACCATCAAGCACATGAACCGTGAAGACCTGACGAAATACCTCTATCGCATCTACCGGCGCGGCTTCGATGCTGGTGTCGAGTCCACCAAAGGCAAGGTCACCAAGCGTTCCATCGTACCGCCTGAACCGGCGCAGACGGAGGAATAAGCCATGGGAAGAAGTGTGCCGCACAATCTGAAAAGCACCCATCAGACGGAGTTTGTAAAGATCTTCAACTCCCTCTGCGGCCGATATGGACGCTGGGAAATCTGGCAAGATTTCATAACACTCGCCGCAATCGCGATCTCAAATACCGTTGACCGGAGTCAAGCCGCTGAGCGCGAAAAGACGTACATGACGATTGCCGGAAAGTACAAGCCCGAAGAAATGCTCAAATTCTCGCAGATGCTCCAAGAGGTCGTGATTGGTATGGATTTTAACCCGGACCAGGACTTTCTCGGTGAGCTTTACATGGCGCTTGATCTGGGCAATGACCACGCTGGACAGTTTTTCACGCCCTATAATGTCTGCCGTATGATGGCCGAGATCACCGGCACAGACCTCCAAGCGCGTGTAGAGCGGGACGGCTGGATCTCCGTCAACGATTGTGCCTGCGGTGCAGGAGCGTTGCTGGTGGCGTTTGCAAACGCCTGTACGCGGCAGAAAATCAACTATCAGACCTCTGTGCTTTTTGTAGCACAGGACATTGACTACATCGTTGGTCTGATGTGCTACCTGCAGCTATCGCTCATGGGCTGCGCCGGGTACGTCGTGATTGGCGACACGCTTCTTCATCCCTCAACAGCACTTGACCGCCGGGGGCTTATCCCCCGGCCAGACCAGAACATATGGTACACCCCGTTTTATTTCCGCGACATCTGGCACTACCGCCGCATTTGGGCGCAGATGGATTTACTGCTTCAGACAGACGAAAAACCCGCCGAGCAAGTTACCGGCAAGTTAAAATCGTCTGCCGCGCTGCCGCCCTTGCCCTTGCAGGAAACGAAAACCGGGCAGCTCACACTATTCTGACAGAAAGGAGGAATCGCCTGACACATGGGAAAATGGACGGACGATCAACTTCAATATCTCCGTGAGCATAGTCGCTCACAGCCGGCAGCGGCTATTGCCGCAGCGCTTGGCCGGACGGAAGGGTCTGTACGACAAAAGAGGCGTTCGCTCGGACTGCAAAGCTATCACGCAGGATGGACAAAAGCAGAAGAACAATTCCTCCAAGATCAATGGGGTGTCATGTCAATCCCCGCGATTGCGAAGCGTCTTAACCGCTCCGTTGAGGCTGTCATCGTACGGAAAAACAGACTGGGACTTGGCCCGGTTCTGTTCGGCGGCGACTACATATCCATGAATCAGCTTATAATCGCCGTTTGCGGCAGCAATGCCGGTGGGAACTATAAGCCGAAAAGCTGGGTTGAGAACCGTGGCCTCCCGATTCACACAAAGCGCGTCAATCAGAACAGTTTTCGTGTCATTCGGCTCAATGAGTTTTGGAAATGGGCAGAACAGCACCGCTCGTTCATTGATTTTTCCAAAATGGAGCCGTTGGCGCTGGGCGAGGAGCCTGCATGGGTAGCCGAGCAGCGCAAGAAGGACTTTCAGGTATTTGCCATCCAGCGGAAAGACCCATGGACACCCGATGAAGACGCGCGGCTGAAAATGCTGCTTCAGCAGCATCGGTACGGATACGCTGAGCTTTCCGATATGCTGCGTCGCTCGGCCGGCGCGATCCAGCGCCGATGCAACGACCTCGGCCTGAAAGAGCGGCCGGTCAAAGCCGACAATCATGGTTCATCCGCAGCTTGGACACAGACCGACTTCGATGTGCTGGCAGACGGAATCCGAAAAGGCAACAGCTACACCGCCATTGGCAAGGCACTCGGCAAATCCGAAAAAGCCGTGCGCGGGAAAGTTTATTTCGTCTATCTGACCGAGAATCAGGACAAAGTACGCGCCATGCTCAAAGATAAGCCTTGGGGTTATGGCGCGCCAGACCCGACCGTAAAGCAGGCGGTACACCTGTCCAGAACGCGAACAGAAACCGTGCAAACACTTGAAATGCTCTGCTCAGTGCTCCGCAAGCGCATCAACGACATTGACGATAATCCATACTGGCAGCGGCTCATGTGCGCAAACTGGGATGAAATCAAAGGGTGTGACCGCTGTGAAAACTGCGACGAATGCACCGAGTTCCGCAGAATCCCGCCGCAGCACTGCGCTCGCTGCGGTCGTTCTTTCATCGAGCGCAAAGAAAATACATTCTGCCCAACCTGCCGGCTGGCGCGGAAGAAAAAAGCGCAGCGGCATTGGTGCCGCGTAAACGGAGCGCAAACGCGCCCCTGAACTGAAAGGAGATTCACAAATGCCTCAAATCGTAAATATCGCAATCGACCGTCTTTTCCCACACTCCGACAATCCGCGCAAGGATCTCGGTGATCTGTCGGAGCTTGCCGCAAGCATCAAGGCCAGCGGCATCCTGCAGAACCTGACGGTCGTTCCGGATGAACCGGACAACTCCAATACGGACTTTACCATCATCATCGGTCACCGCCGCTATGCCGCCGCGAAGATTGCGGGCCTGACGGAGCTGCCGTGCGTGGTGGTCGAAATGTCCGAGCGCGAGCAGCTTCAGACCATGCTTGTTGAGAATATGCAGCGCAGCGATCTGACCGTCTATGAGCAGGCGCAAGGCTTCCAGATGATGCTCAACATGGGTGATTCCGTAGCTGAGATCGCAGAAAAGTCCGGTTTTTCGCAGACCACCATCCGACGCCGCGTGAAGCTGCTCGACCTCGACCGCCAGAAATTTCAGAAAGCCGAAGCTCGTGGCGCAACACTCAATGACTATTTGGAGCTTGACAAACTGGACAGCCCCGAAGACAAGAACAAGGCGCTTGACGCAATCGGCACGGCGAACTTCAACAGCGTTCTGAAAAGCCTGATTTCCGAGCAGGAAATCCAAAAGAAACTTGCTGAATGGACTGAAATTGCAGACAAGTTTGCATATCAGATTGAAAGAAGCGGCGAATTCAACGGTACGACGGTCAATATGGTCTACCACGCCTGCTACAGCCGCTGGGATTTGAAGAAAGAAATGACCATACCAGAAGACGCGAGTGATGTTCGATACTTTTACAGGAAGGATTCTACCGGAATCACACTCTACAGGGAACGCCAGCAATCGCAGCAGCCAGACCCCGAAGCCGAAGCCCGCGAGGAACGGCGCCGCAGAGACGAACAGGCCGAAAATGAATTTGCGGAAGCCGCGGAGGCCCATTTTGAACTGCGCAAGGATTTCATCAAAGAGCTTCCGAACAGCGTATTCAAACAGCACATGAAGGAAATCTCTTTGTTCTGCGTGGCAACAACAGAGTCAATCGATGGTGGCTACTGCAATTCCATCAACCCTCGGTTCTGCGCCCAGCTCCTCGGCATGAGACTTTCGCCAGACGATGAAAACGAAGATTTTTGCGACATGGGCTTTGTCCGCAGCGCGGCGGAAGCCCAGCCGGAAAAGCTGATTTTCTGCTGCTGCTATTCTGCCCTCGATGACGAAGACATGAGCTACTACCGGCGCGTGTGGAACATGAACCACTACGAATATGAGCTTTGCGAAAATTCGGACTTAGATCACATCTATGAAATCCTCGAAACGCTCGGCTATGAAAAGTCGGATGATGAAGAAGAAATGGCCGAAGGTACGCACCGGCTCTTTGACACATACGGTGCGCAGCCGGACAAAACTGCGGAGGATTCCGATGATGAGTGATGTTTTGACCGAAATGTGCGTCTTGGGCGGCTGTGCCGCCCATCGCGCCATCACGGATGAATGCAAGCACTGCGGCAATTACCGGGCCGAGATCGAGCGCCGCCGGGCGCTTCCTCTGACGGACGGTACAGACGGACTAAGATTCAAGTGCGTTTCTCAAAATTTGCAGACACAGGCGCTAAAAGGAGGTCAGCATGAGCCAAAGACGTGAAAAACGGAAGCGCCGTGAGCGGCGCCGGGAGTATGCGCTGGAACTTCGGTGCTGGCAGCGCAATGAGCCACTGAAGATTCTGTTCTGGCGCTGGCGCAAATGGTATCGCTCGAAGCCGACATTGAAGGATGGTGGGCATTGGAGCGTAAAAGGCACGTGGAGGATGTTCTATGATTAAGACGCTTCTACTTGGAATCGGAGCTATAGGACTTGGCTTGACTCTTGCGCTTCTGCTCATCTTCACCTACATAGGGATTCGGGAGCTTATTTTCGAATTGCGGATGAAAAAGGTTATGCGTTTTCTCGATACGCCAGAGGGCAAGCAGAAGCTAGAAGATCTTTCGGACGCGGTTAGCCGGGAAACCGGCCTGCCGAAATGGGCGCTTTTCTGTGGTGCCGATGAGTTTGGCAACATCATCGTTTCGCCAAGATCACCTGATGCTCATATCGAACAATACGAAATGGAGGATGAAAACAATGGCCGCTTGTAAAGCGTGCATGGCTGCGCTCGTCTGGATTACGACGCCAGCCGGGAAATCCATCCCCTGCGATGCTACCCCGCGCTACTACATCGAAAAGCCGCGCGTCGGCAGCAAGAAAATTGTCACCCCAAACGGGCAAGTGCTTTCGTGCGAATACACGGAAGACCCGGCCAAAGCAACCGGTGTGGGCTATGTGCCGCATTGGGCAACCTGCCCCTATGCTAGACAGTTCAGGAGGAAGCAGAATGGATAAGCTCACATGGTACGACAATGACGGACGGATTATGTGCCGCCGCGGATATGAGGTTGCGTTGGCTCGTCTGGCTTCTTACGAAGCTACGGGGCTGACACCGGAGCAGGTGGTGAACGCCAAAACCATTATAGAATCCGCTTTCGCGGATGATACATCGAAAGCCGAACGAATCAGAAAGCTGCTGGCTGCTGACGGAGAAGGGCGCGTTGTGGTGCTGCCTCCCTGCAAATACGGCGATACACTGTACTGCCTTGAAAATGGAAAGATCTATCCAAAAACCATTACCCAGATAGCTTTTTACCTCCAAGATACACTTCGCACCATAATCATATCCGCAAAAAACTACCGGGGCGAGACGAATGGCTTTTTGGCAAGTGAGCTTGGCAAAACCATGTTTCTTAGCTTAGAAGAAGCCGAGCGGGCTTTGGAGGAACGGAAAAATGTCTAAACCGAAAAAGCTGGGTATGCCGGGCGCCTATACCTCGAACGCCAGAGCGGATTTCCTGCGCCGTCCAAAGGCAGCGGAACGTCGGAAATGGACTGTAGCAAGCGATGATCGGCTGGAACGTATGGAGCAGAAACGTATTGAACGCAAAAAGGAGGCTGTGAGGAGCAATGAATGATACTCAGTTTGCTGCACGGCTCCGTGCTGCACGTGAGGAAGCTGGATTGACACAAGCTGAACTTGGTGCGAGGATTGGCGTTTCTGGCTCAATGATCGCACAGTATGAAAGCACATCCAGCTACGCGCGAAATCCAAAGCCAGTCACGATTGAACGATTCGCAGAAGCATTAAGCATTCCAGTGTCAAGGTTGCTCGGACTTCCCTATGGTGAGGGTGTCCGTCTGGTACGTTACCCTTGCAATATTTACACTGGCGATTCCAACGAGCCTGCCCTCAAGGGAGAAATTATATCAGCGCACCGCTGCCCGATTTGCAGAAGCAAAGTCAACGGTTTTCGCGATAATTTCTGCTGGAACTGTGGCGTGAAATTTATCAGGAAGGAAAGAGACACATGACAAGAAAACGCGCAGTTAAGCTGCTGATGGCTCGCGGGTATAGCCGAAATCATGCAAACGGACTTATGCGGAACAAGGCACCCGGCGACAGCAATTTCCAAGCATATAACGCATATCTGCGTTGTGAGAGAATCTGCGATGCATTTGACCGGCTCTCAAGCTGCTTTTACAATTATGGTGCTTCTGCGGACGTTCTCGCCAAAGCTCTTTTCTCTTTTGGCAAGTCTTTGACTGGGAGGTGACGCTATGCCGAGAACCGATGAATTGACCTGCCGATTTTGCGGTGCAGACAGCCGCTGCAAGGTCGAGGAAGTATATCTGCGTCCGAGAACACCGCCCATGTTTTGCGTCAGGTGTTATAATTGCGGTAGAGCGGGCAAGCCGAAAGGCACGAAGAAGACCGCGATCCGTGCGTGGAAGAAGACGAAATAACGATGGAAAGGGGCGGCACACATGACTCTGGCACAGTTGAATGAGCATCTGGACGCGGTTCAGCAACTTGCAAGGACCGAGGAGACGCTTAAAAACCTTTGGGATGCTGCCGTCCCGGGTGCGCAGAAATTGACCGGAATGCCCCACGCAAGCGGCGTCAGAGACAAGGTTGGTGACTTTGCCGTAGAGATCGCAGACTTGGAATCTGAGATCGAGCGCGAAAAAGCCGTAATCGCGGAAAGTGAAGAACGCATCGCTGCTTGGATTTCCACCATCGAAGACGGAACGACCCGCATTATCTTCCGTCTCCGCTTCATTCGCGCAATGCAGTGGAAAGAAATTGCCGGGATTGTTGGCAAGTACAGCACCGAGTCCAGCGTGAAGCACGCCGTATATCGCTGCCTGTCTGAACCGGCCCACGATTGATTGCGGATATACGCCATGGTATCTATTTGCACGTAATTGTACGTAATTGCACGCAATTAAATTTTGTCGCACGGCGTGGTGCTTTCATGTCCGCAGACAATATGCTAGTATTAGACTCGTAAAATTCCAAATCAAGCCGGGCGGCGCTCCTGATCGGGGCGCTGCTCATTTTATTCGGAAGGAGGACATGCCTCCACGATGCTCCTTGCGTGGAGGATGGCTCGGACCTGCGGCGTATCGCCAACGCTGCCGGCTGCGGGTACATCGAAAAAAAGGAGGAAACCCTATGTTGCTCACACGAGCGGCGCGGGGTCAGCAGCAATGATCTACTTGCAAAACAACGTATTCGATGAAGCATTGGAACGGCTGCGGATGATCTTCGACGGCCACGACGATGTGATCGTCAGCATGTCCGGCGGCAAGGACAGTACAGTTCTTTTCCGCATGGCGCTTATGGTTGCGCAGGAGCGCGGGCGTCTGCCGCTCAAGGTATTCTGGCTCGATCAGGAAGCTGAGTGGCAAGCGACGGTGGACTATATGCAGCACATCATGGAGCTGCCTGAAGTCACGCCGTACTGGTATCAGATCCCCTTTGAATTCACAAACACGCTCTCCCCAGAGAAGAATTTCATCAGTGTTTGGAATCCGGAGGACAAAGCGATCTGGATTCACCAGCAGCACCTGCTCTCCATCAAGGAAAACCCCAGCAGCGAAAAACGATTCCATGAGCTTGTCAACGTCCTCCCGCCCTACTGCACCGATTCTGAGAATTGTGCCGTGCTGGTGGGTATGCGCATGACGGAAAGCCTGAATCGGCGCGTTGCTATCACGCAGCATGAAGCCCGATACAAAGGCGTGACGTGGTGCAAGAAGAAAGTTGGCAGGTGTCAGGTGTTCTGGCCGATCTACGATTTCACTAACGATGACATCTGGACAGCCATTGCCAAGAATCACTGGGCCTACAATCGCGTCTACGATCTGCAATATCAGTGGGGCTTGGCAAAGGAAGCAATGCGCGTCTCGGCGCTCATCCATGAAACCGCCTGGCACTCAATCGAAATGCTGCAGGAGTTTGAACCGGACACCTACAACAAATTCATCCGTCGCGTATCTGGCGTCGGCACGTTCGCCCATACCTTCGACAGCGGCGACATTATCCCGCGCCAGCTCCCGTTTGCGTTCAAGTCGTGGCAGGAATACCGCGACTATCTGCTTGTCAATATCGTGAAGCCCGAATACCACGAGCTGTTCCGAAACCGCTGGAAGAATCAGACTGGAGACGAATGGTATCGTGTCCATGTCAAAGAGATCGTCCTGAATGATATTGATGGCACGAACAACGCAAATGCCCGCTCCCGTTTCCGCATCCGGGAAAAGGCTCCCACCTACCGCAAACGCGACGCCGCGCAGTTTGAGCAATATATGGGCAGCAAGAAATGATTTCAGATCAGCCCATTCATCAGGTCGAGTGGATACCCATTGAAAAGGTCCACGCAAATGACTACAACCCCAACAGTGTCGCCACGCAGGAGATGAAGCTGCTTTATCGCTCCGTCAAAGCGGACGGCTACACGCAGCCCGTCGTTACCATCTACGACGAAAAGAAAGACCGGTATGTTATCGTCGACGGCTTCCACCGATACAGCATCATGCGCAGATTCAAAGACATCTACGCTTCATGCGAGGGGAAGCTGCCCTGTGTTGTGCTTCATGGCAAGACCATGAATGATCTCATGGCCTCGACCGTTCGGCACAACCGCGCCAGAGGCAAGCACTCCATTAACGGTATGTCCAATATCGTCATGGAAATGCTGATGAACGGCGCGACCGATCTGCAGGTCTGCAATGAGCTTGGCTTAGAGCCGGAAGAGCTGGTGCGCCTCAAGCACATCACCGGATATGCGAAGCTCTACGAAAACAATTCATTCACACGCGCTGCGATCTCCGAGAATCAGGCGCGTCAGCTTCAGAAGTATCGAAAGGAGGCTGGCACTGATGGAGATTGTTAATCAGATCGTGATGAAGAAGATTTCCGAGGTCAAGCCCTATGTCCGCAATCCCCGGAAAAACGATAAGACGGTCAACCTGCTTGTCGAGATCATTCCGAAGGTTGGCTTCAACGTGCCGCTGGTCATCGACCGCAACGGTATCATCGTCAAAGGTCATGCCCGTTATGCTGCCGCCATTCGGCTCGGCATGGAGGAAATACCCTGCGTCGTAACAGACGCCGACGAAGAAACGATCAAGCTCGACCGCCTGGCAGACAACCGTATTTCTGAGTTCTCGGAGTGGATCAACGATGAACTGCTCCACGAGATCGACATGCTCAACCTTGACTTTGATTTTGACCTTGAGTCCCTTGGTTTCCCAGCTCCCAGCGATGACTTTGATGCCGACGCCCTTTTCGATGATGGGGTGGTCGGTGAATCCGAAGAGGATCGTCGTGCCAGATACCAAGCCTATCTGGATAGCGCCGCAAAGGAAGAAGCACAGAATGTTGCAATCACCACGCAGGAGCAAGTAGACCGCGCCAAAGCGTCCGCTCTGAGCGTAGCCGAGAAGCCGCCCAAGTATGCCAAGGTCGTTTGTGAGCATTGCGGCCACGTCATGTTCATCAAGGAGGGCGATGCAGTTTTCTCCGTAGAACAATCGTAGCCACCGGTAATTATTCATAAGGGCTGGGTGGGTATGCAGCCAATCCCCTGTCAAATCCGTACCGATGTGAGGCGATAAACGATGCAAGAACAAGAGAAGATTCCTGTCTGGGTGCAGATCGTCAATGGAAAGACGGTGTGCATCTGCCATCGAGGGCGCAAAGGCTGCAAGAAGCCCTGCGAGAAGGACGTTGTCACGCGCGATAAGTTTGCTGGGTGGCAGGGTATCATGCGTCGTGATCGATTCGGCCGCTGAAAAGGTACTGTCGGGAGGGGGCGGCATCTGTTGCGGGCTCGACGACCCCAAATTTCGCCTAGTTAGTTCTACGTTTTTTTGGTAATTTCGTTACGATTACCGCTGGAATGTGCGCAGGTATCGACGCAGATACCGCGCATTTTTCATACCACAGCGCGGGTGAGGCATACCGCGCTGACCTCCTAAGTTCATATGACCACATCGGGGTAAGGGTCACGCCCGTGCAGCACGGGTGCTGCGGTGCAATTCCGCTGAGCCCCATCAGAAAAAGCGTGAAAGGAGCTTGCTATATGGCTGAAACGAGACTCAAGATTGATGCTGAGGCGGAAGTCAGCACGACAGAGCTTGCCGCGATCCTCGGCGTGACAGCACGCCGGGTGCAGCAGATGGCGCAGGACGGCACGATTATTCCCGTCAGGCGCGGCTACTTCCAGCTCGGCGACGCTGTTCAGCGATATATCAATTTCCTTTCCAAGCCGCAGATCAGCGAAGCCGAGCAGAAGCTGGAAACAGCAAAACGGCAGTCTGAAGCACAGCTCAAGTTATCCAAAGCCCAGCTTGCAAAAATGGAGGTCGAGGAGCTGAAAGGAAAGCTGCACCGCTCGGAAGATGTGGAGGGCTTCACGGAAGACCTGATCTACACCATCCGCGGCGCGCTGCTGTCGCTTCCGGGACGGCTGTCCGTTGACGTCACCGCCGCGCAAAGCCCCGCCGAAGCTGCTGAGATCATCCGCAAGGAAGTCCATAAGGTCATGCGGGAGCTGGCAGCGTATCACTATGACCCTGAAAAATATGCAGAAAAGGTGAACGAGCGGCGCGACTGGAGTAATGCGGGGCGCAGCTATGACGAAGAATGAGGCATCGACTGATGCGCTGAAAAAAGCCGAAGCTGAACGTCAAGCCAGACGACGCGGAGCGGCGCGTCTGAATAGAGCCATGCGAAAGGCTCTGTCCGGCATGACGCCGCCAGACGATCTCACGGTATCCCAGTGGGCAGAAGCCAAGCGCCGCCTTTCAGCTGAAAGCGCAGCCGAGCCCGGACCTTGGCGCACAGAGCGCACGCCTTATCTGCGCGAGCCGATGGACGCTTTTACGGACCCAAAGGTTCGGCACATCGTCATGGTGGCCG